ACTCGTTATCTGCACCTGATACATGATAAAAAATTGGTGTACCACCTACTCTTCTTTCTCCATAAATAACAGGTAAAGGATTAGTTGAGCCTTGTTGATTCGCTAAAGCTGAACGTGCTTGTGCTGACATATTATCAGGAAAGTCCATGCTCATAGCACCTAGCAATTGACTTCCAGCGTAAGCACCAACAACTACTGTAGCTACACCAATGGCTATTAATGCACCAGCAGTAAGTGAACCAGCTACAGCAGAACCTACTACTAAAGAGCCAATACCAGCGAATACAGGTGCTAATGCTGGTAAAGCAAAAACACTACCTGTAAAAAATAAGGTAGTTAATAATAATATTATGTTCCTAATTTTCATTACTAAATCTATATGCAGAATCAAAATCGTTAAAATCAGATATTGGCAAAATTGCTGTACCTATTTGTTCATCTACAGATGCCATTTTACTACCAATACAAATATGACATGAATCCCAATTTTCATTATGTTTGACCAATATGTCACCAAATATAGCTTTACTAGGATGATATTCCTTCATGCCTAATTCCAAACATCTGCCTGATATTCTTTGGGCAAATTCTTTTTGAAATTTTATTGCACCTTTTTTTGTAGAATATTTTTTATAAATTATTTTTAATAAGTCTGTACCTAGTACCTTATCAAAGTATTCAACAATAAATGTATTGCAATCATTAGTACCCCATGCAAAAGGTTCATTCAATTTTGATTCAATGTATTTATTTGCCTTTAATTTATCTATCATCGTATTTCTGTTGGTAGATTTATTCTACTTCCTGATGAACCATAATTAACTGTTGATGTGGCTTTTACAGGTCTTTCTAGAACACTATCAACACCGCCACCAAATTCTGAAGCTGTAGCATTTTCAGAAAGAGTAATTGTAAAATAATCTGTATTAGAAGCATCAACTACAGTATGTGATTTATTTAACAAACTTCTATCCAAACCACCAACATCATCCAAGCCTTCCAAAGTTATTGTGTCGCTGTTTGCTAAACCATGACTTCTGTAATGAACTTTTACAGTTGCAGATGAAGCTGTGGTTTCTATTGGATTGGTTCTAATAATTTTTCCATCTAAACGAACTGCATCACTACCACCTCTTGCGGTACTTGTTGCTGTTGTCGAAACAACAACTGTAACTGTATTTTCTGTTATAGCTGTGACAGTATGTGCTTTGTTTATATCAGAAGCTGGTACACCACCAACTGCTGTAGCACCTGAAATAGTGATTGAATCGCTTACCGCAATATTATGTTCTGCAAAATCTATAATCAATGATGTTGAGCCTGATGTAGTTTTTAAAGGATTGGCTAGAACAATATTTTTTTGTGTAACTGCAACTGTAAGTGTATCTGTAGTCCTTGCTGTAATTTTATGATCTAAGGCAAGGATTCTACTTTCTATACCACCAACAGATGTTGTTTCTAAATTAAAAGAAACTGATTCATCAACTTTGGCAAAATTATCAGCATTTACTGTAATTGAATTAGAGCCTGATGTAGTTTGTATCAATACAGGTGCAACTAATTCATCATCAATTGTTATTTCACTACCGCCAAACTTTCCTGATTTTACAGATGTAACTGTATTTGGAACTGCAATAGTAAAACCAAAGCCATCTGAATCTATTGAAGTGATTGCATGAGTTCCAGCACCTTCTGAAAAATTTATAGCAGAACTTAAAATAAATTCTCCATCATCAAATGTTTTGGATTCAAAACCATTTATCTTAACTTGTTGTCCTACAGAAAAATTTGAAGTGCTTCTGTTTGCATAATTGATGTGTATTCTTACTGATCCTGATTGCAAACTAAACGATGGATTGGTTGGTCTTATCTCTCTAAAAATACTTTTTTGCGCTGGTGAAGTATTATTGATTGGAGATGTGGAAGAACCTTGTGTTGATACACTAGAACTGCCGCCACCTGATGCAGTAGCACCTGTAGTCATTCCCCAATTCAATTCTTTAACTACAACTGAACTGAATCTAAAGCCTGTATCACCTGAAAAAAAACTTTGCTGAGATTCATTATTTGTAAATCTTGTATTGATTCTGTCAAAGTCCACAAATAATGAACTTGCTTGTACTGCTACTGTGCTTGTTCCAGCATCAACATCTTCTTTGATTACAGGATTATTTAATCTGCCATCAAATATTAATAAAGGATCAGAAACCAAAGCATCGTTACTATCTAAAAATGCTTTGTAAATTTGTACAGTTCTGTCTAAGTAACCACCTGATAAAAATAAATTTATATATGTAGTATCAACACCTGATAAAGAAATACTTATAGTTTCAATATTGGATTCATTGGTTTCAACAATATCGGAAAAAGCTAAAAAACTTCCTGTTGGCGTATAGGTATCAGAATCATAGGTTACAGGAATATAAGCATCAGATAAAAAATAACTGACATCATCAAAAGATAATTTAACTAAATGAAAAGGTTTGTTTGCAGATTTAACAATCTCTGTTTGAAATGCACCTGTACTTCCTCTATCCATCTCATTAAAACACTTCTATTAAAGTCATACTAAAACCAAATAATGCAGTAGCATCGGTAGCAAATTGTGTAATATCTTCGGTAAAAGAAACTGTAAAAGGTACAGATGCAAAAGTTATGGTTTCATCATTCGCAACTGCATTTAGAAGATTAGGTGCAAAATTCAAGGTGGCATGACTTGTACCATCTGCATCCATGTCAGCAGTAGCCATATATATTTTTGAATGACCGCTAAATTTAAAGAAATCACCAGCTTTTATAATGCCTGATTCTGAAGCTGTTAGACCATCTATGGTCGCTGAACTTGCACCAACTGACACCGCACCATCAACTACAGGATTTTCCGTTGTATCGCCTTGTGAGGTGCTTATAACAGGTGGTATATAAGTGAAGGTTTCAAACTGACCTTGTTGCTTCATAGCAAAAGCGTAGATAGGTGCAAACTCTGATCTTGTCATTGGTGGGAACTCCACTTCTAATGACCATCTTTGTCCACCTCTCCTTCTTACTTGTCTTTTTAAATTTTGTGTGACAGAAACTAAAGTAGGCTCTATAGATTTAATATTTACGCTACTTGCCGCTGGTGATGTTGGGAAACTGCCACTCATGTTACAAAACCTCTTCTACCTCTACGATTGAATTCAGTTTCTATTATGGCAGATATAGTAGGTGCATTTTCTGTTATTGCGGCTAACGTATCTTTTGAATCAAAGGCTTGAATATTGTAAGTGATATTTACAGGCATACCACCTGATCTCATGCCACCACCCAATCTATTGTTTGGTACGATTGTTCCTGTTTTATTTGGTACAAATAATTCTGCACCAGCTTCACCAACAATGTAAGGTTTATTTGCGGTAACAGTACCACCTCTTTCTGCAAAGCCAAGATTACCAAGAAAAGAAGTAAAGCCACCTGTGATTTTATCTAGGATTAATTTTCTTATTGCTATTCTTAATAATTCTTTAATCACAAAATTTGCAAAATCTTTGAAAGCGAATTTACCTGACATAAGACCATCAACTAAAGTATCTTCAAATTTTTTCATACTTTTGACAACTGTGTTTTCTATCGCAACACCTGTATCTTCTAATTCTTTTTTGAATTTACCTAATGGCGAAAGTAAGTTTGTAAATGCTTGTGTACTGCTATTTGCCGCTTGTTCTGTGCCATTTGTTAAAGTATTCATGGCTTCAACAGAACTGCCAATCATATTTCTGTATTCACCAACTTTGGTCATGACTCCTGTAAAGCCTTCGATAGTTCTTTGTTCAAATTCGTTTTGTCTGTCTAGTAGAGAATTTATAGCTTCTTCGTTTCTGCCAAAAAAGTTAGTTATTTGTAATAAACTTTCTTGTAAAGAAGTGACCATTCTTGAGCCACCAAGAACCAATTCTTGCATAGCTAATAAAGCTGTTTGTACTCCATCAATTATGTTTGTTGCTAATGCTTGACTGAATTTTTGAATGCCACCTTCTCCTTCAGCGAAGGTTTTAAAAGTTGTAGTCAATTGATTTACAAAAGTTTGAAGTATCGGAAGAAATGCCGCAAAGACATTATCTTTCAAACTGTTTAATTGTCTGCTTAAAATATTAGAAGTATCGTTAAATCTTTCAACAGCATCTACAGCTTCACTTGATATACCGATACCAAGTTCAAGCATTTTATCTTTAAGTCCAGCAACAGCATCACCGCCTTGATTAAGAATTGCGAATAGTTGCTGTCCTGAACGACCAAATAAATTAGTTAATGCAGAATTTTTTTCTGCTGAAGAACCTAAGGCGGCTATACCATCTGCTGTTTCAAGTAATAATTGTTCTGTACCTTTAAGGTTTCCTGAACTATCTCTAATGGAAACACCCAAATCTTTAAATAAATCTGCTTGTGTTTTAAGACCTCTACCAGCTTCACCGATATTTTTACTAAATTTAAGTAATGCTTTATTTGCACCTTCTGACGAACTTCCAGCTTCTTCTGCGGCAATTTGAAAGGCTTGTAAGAATTCAACAGATACCCCTAATTGATCTGACGTTTTTCCAAGCGTATCTATATAGGCAAATGATTGTTTTCCTAAAGCGGCTAATGCAAAGCCAACACCACCAATGGCGGCAGTTAAACCACCAAAAACTTTTAGCGCCTTTCCAACAC